TTAGTCGAGTGCGACGTTTAGAGTAATCTTGATTTGGTCTCCGTTGTTCTGAATGTTGTATGGGCCGTTTGTGAATCTTTCAGCGTACATGATAGAACTGTAAAGAGTCGCAGTGTTAAGTCCAAGAGTACCATTTGATGTAGCAGTCAGAGATGGAGTTGTTACAAACTCATCTGCATTTGGTACGTCAAATACGGTGTAAACATTAGATTCAAGAGTTGTATTACCTGTACCAGCGTTAACGTAAAGGATGTCTCCAGCCTTAAGTCCGTGGTTAGTAATAGAAATCTTACCGAAACTGAATGTGACTGATGGGTCAGTCGCAACCTGTATGTTATCGACCAGAGGTTTATCAATGTAAATCGTTCGATATGCTCGGTCAATACCAATTATCTTCGTTCCTGTAGCAACACCAGCGTTACCAGCAACGAATTGACCAAGTGTTAGATCATCAATGCTAACCTGTGGGTCAATGGTGATGTAAGAGTTACCAACAATACCGATACATGGGTCGGTGTTATTACCTTTAGTAACTGTGGTTCCAATACCAACACTTGCACCGTGTACAACACCCTGTACTGAGACAGGCATGTTATTTGCACGAGTTACATAGTAACCGTAGATGTTTCCAGCAGGGCCAGTGAAAGTAAAAGTCTGTTCTGGGTATGTAGCAGTTGTTCCAGATCCAACGTTCTTAATTACCCATCTAGCTCCGTTTAGTAGAATACCATACTGCTGGTTATAATCTTGATCTGATCTGTTGTTTACACAAACAGGATAACCAGTATTTGCAGTAGTACCGTAACCATTAACGTTTCCGTCAATATATGGTTCAAAGTATGCTGTTGCAGACGGAACATCTCCCTCGGCAGGGGTTGTGTTACTTGTGAAAAGTTTTAACACAAGATTTCGCGGTGATGTATCTTCTAAATCTGCGACAAAGTTATTCTGAGCTATCAGATAACGTAGCGACTCAATTTCACCAATATTAGGAACGAGTAATGCCATTGAAAAACTACCTCTAGGGGTCTAGTTGAACTAAGAACTATCTTTATTTATAATTTTAATTTTAGAGAGATTAGTATCCTTCTAATATTGTTCACGCTTATCACGTTGAAACGGAGAATATCTCCCGCTACAATCGTGGATGTCCAATTATTTAGGACATCATCAAAGTATTTATCAGTATTAGTAAGTTGAACTCTATTTCCGCCAGTCATGGTAGAAAAATTAGGATAATCAGCGAAAGTTGTTTTCTCTATTTCAAATGTAATATCACCAGTCTGATCAGATAAAACTCTGATCTGTTCTATTACACCAGTGACATCTATGGTTAACTTACCTTTGTCTCCAGTTTGCATTGGGAGACTTCCACTATCTATGACATAGTTGACAGTTCGTGTCAAATCTGCAGCTGCAGCTAAAGCAATAATAACTATGTCATCTGAGTTTGCTGGAGCAGTTGTAAACACAATCTGATCCCCAGATATATTGTAATCGTTTGATGGATCTAAGAAAAGACCATTTTTAGTTACAATAAGTTGTTGGTTGTTGTTAGGAGAGTAGGGTGCTCCTTGATCATTTAATGAAAATGTAGTTTCAGACCCATCTTGTGCTGGAGTCTTTCCTATCAATATGTTCCCATACTGAATAGACTTAGAGGGAATCTCATAGTCTACACCGACATTGTATCTGCCAGGTTCGTTAAGGGTTACTAAGTAATCTGCCATTATGTTACGCCTGGAATTACGAGAACATTTCCTTGTATTGGTCTAGTCTTGTACGCATTAGGAGATGTCAAAACCAGATCATACACATATCTTCCTCCTTCTATTGTAGATGTGACAGTTGATGCCAACGCTACTTTTATCTGTCCGTTGACTCTATTAGGAAATGACACAACAAAAGAATTGAACTTTGTTGCCTCTGGATGTTTCTTTATTTTAGCTTCTCCAGTGTATCCAGTTAAGTTTAAAGAACTTGAATCTTCATTTCTGACAGTGAAAGTTGCTTCAAAATCTACACCTTGATCTAAAACTAAATTGATGTTCCTAGCTGTCATCTTTCAAGAGGGAGTTTTAGTTATTTATCTAATTTACTTAAAATTAGCTTCATCATATCCTTGAGTTCATCAACATCATCCTTTAGTTTATCCATTTCACTTACCTCTCTCATTTTATTTTCTTTCATTTTGAGGTAATTATTGTATGCAGTATCATTACAATTCAATATCGCACCACTCTCTTCATCTCTATAAAGAGAATTACTGTCTTTCACTTTTACTTTTTTCATTAGATAGATGCGATAGCTCTTAGGTCACGAATCTTAGGAACATAAGCAAAGTTAGTTCCTGACATGACAATTTTAATCTGGAATCCGTTAAACTGTGGTAGATCTTTTATATTGAACTCATATTCCTTATAGTCTTGATCTGTTTGAGATGCTAAGATTCTTCTATCTGGTTTACCATTGTTCTTAGCTGGATCAATTATAACACCATTAGAATCTAAGTTGTCAAAGCCAGGGAACAGTTCAAACAATTGATATTGTGGTGGAGCATCAATTCTGAATACTCTGTACAATACTCTAATATCATTAGTAGAGTGTCTGTAGGCATCAAACATAACTTTCAAACCATCTGCAGCCTTCTCAAGAGATACGACTTTAGAAAGATAGATTGCTGCACTTGGATCACCATCAAGAGAGTTGACTCTACTATCTGTAGCATAGTCTGTAACTTTAGAGTTAAGTCTGTCCATAACAGTGACCATATTGACTCTATCCAAGTCAATCATAGGACTAACCTTTGTATCTTGTGTAGTTAAGAACGCTTGTAGTGTGAATGATTTTCTGCCAGGAAAATCAACTAACTTATCTAATTCATTTGTTTTAGATGCAATAATTCTAGGAGTAGGTAGAACATTATTGCTGTTTAATGATATACTCTCAAATCCCTGATCCACAAATCCACTTAAGTTTCCATCAGGACTATTACCACTAAATGTTCTCATTCTAGCTGATATATCTGTTCCATCAGGAAGTAAAGTAGAAAAATTAGGTCTAACAATGTTAAACGCAATATTCTGTGTCGCCATTGGCCCGTATGGTGTTCCAACTTGTACATACTGTTGATCGTAACTACCACCAGACTTGGTTTCTTTAAAGAATAATTCTGGTAAACCAGTTGCGTTTCCAGTTGATCTATCAATTCCACGACTAGAAATACCAACCTTCAACCAGTAGTGGTCTACATCTACTGGATACTTAGAAGAATCAGTATCAGACATCTTATGAGATGTATTAATTCTTCTCAAAGATACGCTGTTCATTTCATACTTGAAGATCTTATCATTGATGTTATAATCACCCGCTTTGGTTTCATCCATAGATCTTGTGATATTATTCAATGATGAAGATGAAGTGGTCACACCAGTATATCTAATAATCTCATTTCCAATTTTGGCATAGCCTGGGTTTGAAGCATTGACTTCTGCACCCTCAAAGGAAGTGAATATACCAACAGCTGTCACTGTGATATCACTTGTACTTGAAGAATCTAATGTAGCAGTCAATTTCTCAGGTTTTACATCAGGTTCTACTCCAGATAGAACGACCTTATCTAAAGGAGAGTACATACCATGATTATTATGTCTCACACGGAAATGTAATCCATCATTAATGTTGTTAAGGTATCTAATAGCTCCACCAGTTACAACACTTGTTCCGCCACCACCAACATATACGATTGCTGATGATGAGTCAATTTTAGGTTTACCCTGAATATTGTTCAGGACTAAAGTATTGAAGGCACTTATAACACCAACATTGTTGGGAATAGTTAATTGAAGATCCTTACCAAATCCACCAGTGTTTGTTGCAGATACTGTAAGTACATCACCAGCTGCATATCCAGTTCCACCAATAGCGACTGTTGCTGCAACCCCCACTCCACCATTTACAGTTAAGTTTACAGTTGCACCATTTCCTCTACCAAATTTTGATATTAGAGGTATGTTAGAGTAAACAACAGATGTGGTAGCAAATCCAGTACCAGAATCTGTGATTGTTAGATTACTACCAATACCAATAGCACCTAGAAGTTTATTCAAGTTTGCACTGAAGTTTGGATTTGATTCTTGATATATTGTTGTTCCTTCTGTTAGACCAGTTTGTTCAGCAGTTGTCAAACTTTTTGCTAATCCTACAACAGCGTTGTATGAAACCATATCAATTGGATTAGGAACAAGAGAAACAATCTGTCTGTTTCCAATATCTAAATCTGGGTTATAGAAATTGACACTACCAGAATTTGCAGTAAATTCAGCTCTGTATAGGTTGAATTTCAAGTCTTCTAACTGACTAGGATCCCATGTAGCACCGTTCTGTGATTTGAATAGTGAACCAAGTAATGGCTGTTGAGATACAATAACCTTTTCAGAATCTGCAGCGTTGACTGTGGTGATATCTTCTTCACCCATCCTAGAGATGTAAACAAAGTATTCATTAGATGCAGAGAGAAGAACAAGAGCGAACTCTCCTCCGCCTTCACAATAAACAGGTGATGGGAATGTAAATGTTGTTGCCTTAGATCCATCATCAGATAATACAACTTCGTCAGGGTCAAGGATACACTCACCGAATGGTAATATCTCTTGTGTAGGTAAACCAGTTTGCAGTGTTCTTACTTGAAGTGTAACAGGTAACTCATTTGTGTCCTTCGCTGAGAAATAGACATCACACTTAGTTAAGTAGACTCCATTAACATCAGGAACTTCAAATGACTGTGCAAGAGGGTCAACCCATCTTGTTTGTCGAGTTGTTCTTTGATTAAATGCAACGCTTACTACTTCTCTTGTATCTGTGCTTGATATTTGTCTAGAATCAGATTGTGGTATTCTTTGAACATCTGCGTTTCTTGTTCTGAGAGTAGATGCCTCAACTGTCTGTAAAGTTCCAGAAGCAGTAAAGTTAGCTGAACCTTCACTGTCTGTAAATCCAGAAATAGTTTGGTTAGTAGAACTAGATGATAATGTAAATGTCTTAGTACCAGTATTGAATGTTGGTGCTGAAGGAACAGTAGGATCTGGTAAGAATAGAGATCCAATGAGAACTCCTGCCTTGTCGGTAATAAGTCTAATATTAGTTACAGTTGCAATAGCACCGCTGGATTGTCCAATTAGTTTCATTCCAGTAGTGACATACCCATAGAATCCAGATGCAGCTTGAAGTTCTAAAGATGCAGTATCAACGTTTAGAATTGTAGTTGTTGATGAATATGTGGATGATATGGCAGAAGATGGTTCGTATGGATTCTGTTTATATGTTTGTGTTGGTGCATTATATGGGCCATATTTGTGGTTTTGATTTGCCAATCTAAATCTGATGGCGTCATTATTTGAATTAGGACGACTTCCTTCCACAATTTCACCAGCACCAAACGTACCAGATACCATTGTGACTTCAACAAGTTTAGGCACAACAAATCTTGCCATGTCAATGTTATCGAAGAATGGATATAATCTTGTATTTGGTTTCAATCTTCTACAAACAAATTCAATGTTTCTAGATCTCATTGTAGCGACAACTTCTGTGTTGACTACTTTATCGCCAAGACTTGTAGTGTCAAATCTCTCACCAACTCTAAATTGAATACCCTCTCTAGTTTGATTGCTTCTAGTAACTGTAGTCTCAGTTCTAAATACCTCTCTTCTGTCCAAGAATTGTGTAGTTGTGGTGATTGGAATACCACCTCTACGAGGGCCTACAAATGGGCCACGTTTTTGAACTCTTCTTGAAAGAACTGTTGATTGTGTTTCAACCCTAGTAGCAGGGCCTAATGTTGAACTTCTTCCTGTCCATGTAGTTTCCCAACCACCCCAGTCAACAGGTGAAAGACCAGTATTACTATCAGCGCCAGTCATTCCCATCATTGAATTGAAACTACCTTCAATATCGTATGTTGCAGAAGTTCTTCTAGTTTCAATCCATGTATCAGTTGCAGGGTTTAGTTCAACTTGTCCAATCCAGTTTACAACAGCAAATGGGTTTACGTTTACAATTCTAGTAGCAAATTTGTTTTCTAGGAAAATAGTGTCATCATAATTCAAACATACAACATCACCAACTCTTCTAACATTAGAATCACCTAAGTCGCCTGCAAATCTATAGTCCGCTGATGGATTAGATGATGTTGCGGCACCAACGATAGCTTCTGATCCAAGTAATAAATCAATAGAAGTTGTATAGTGCTGTGGTCTTAATCTTCCTTCAGTAGAGTCAATAGATGCTTTAAATTGTCTATTTGTGACATCACCAGAAGTCACTGACTTAAAGTTATCAACGAAGAATCCAGACTTGAATCTATCGAGATTGGTCTGTGGATCACGAAGAGACATATTAGTTGTTTCTACTTCAAGTAAAGACAAAGATGTATAGTATTCAATATTCTTAACTCTATCCTCTATAGTAGCGATATCCTTCATTCGGAATCGTTTGTGTTTAGCGATAGTTAATTTTACATCATCTGTGTTATAAACATAAGGTGGCATCTCAATAGTAGCCACTTCTAGTGCATTGTCTATGGTGTTTGGTAGTTTTGGATAGACTGCTGGGGCTCCCTGTAATATTGAAAAAATACCTTCTTTACTTAAGAAAAGTTTGTCTATTCTTCCAAGGTAGTAATCATATGAAATATTGAATGACTTATCCTGTGCAATAATATGTGATGTGGAGGATGTACCAGACTCAAATTGTCTAGCGAAAAACTCGCCAGGAGATCTGCCTGCGACAGAACTAGTTACTCTAGGTCTTAAATCAATGATGTCAGAAGCATAAATTCCACCTACAGTAGGTAAACTGTTCTTATATAAACTAGAGTCATATGAATTTACAGTTACAAAGTCGCCTGGATCTGCAGCATCAATTACATAGTTATTGTAAATGACTGTGATTCTTCTTGTGGGAGCTTCAGTTCCTTGTTTTCTAACGATATAAGAGAAGTCAACATAATCTAGTTCTTGGCCAGGATCAAACTCAAAGTCATTTTGAATATCCTTATCGCCAGGAATAAATGTTTGAACTACACCTTGTACGTTTGTTTCTTCAAAAGTAACTTCTTCGCCAACTTCAAATGTATTTTCATTCTGGTAAACGAAATTAACTTCGTTAGATCCATTTGTTGATACAAATACAGCAGATGCACCAGAGTTTTTACCAATTATATTCTCACCTCGTAGAGCGTTAAGAATATTGGTATTCAAACCAGTAAGTTGGAGAATAGGTAACTGTGGGTCATCAGTAGTTGAAGATTCTAAGATAGCAAGAACATAAGCAACATCACAAACGCCTAAGGATATTCTCTTGTCTTGCACTCGATTACCATAGACTCCATCATAAGTTAATCCATCATTTAACTTCATTAATCCAGTGCCTGACTGGGTTTTTGCGGACTTATTAAGTGTGTAAGTTGTTGCCCTGTTTAATACTTTTGATTTTGGTTTTACATTTACTTTCTTCCAAGTAACTGTTAAAACTGCAGCACCAGATGCAACGGATAATCCAGACAAGGTTACTGTTCTTCCACTAACTGTGAGTTTTTGATCTGTTAGATTTTCTACAATACCAGTTGTTTTGAATGATAAATTATAATCTTCTTCGTCAAATGGTTCTAAGTTTAAATCAGCATCTGTTTCTAATGTTCCACTAAAGGCATTATTGGCAACAGTGATTGAATATGACTTTCTAAATATGAGATCCGCACCATTTGTATCTACGCTTGCAACATTAGGTCTAGTTAATTCACTGAATAAAAATGCAGTAGAGTTATTCTTAACTTCTAAAGTAACTTTGAACAAATCGTTTACATTGACATCAGCAGATGGTAATGCACCTGAGTTGACATTAGTGACATCAGGAACAGCCTCAAGAGTGATATTTGTAGAAGTCTGAGCAGTAACACGGTTGAATGTTGGAACGTTATTACCAGCTAAACTGTACTGGATAATATCTCCAGTTTTGATTCCAGCACTACCAAAGTTTGCACTAGGAGAAGTAATTGTAGATGCACCACCAGATTTTGCACTCACGGTAAACTGTGTTGCGACTGGAGCAATCAGATGTCCTAATCCTAAAACAGGGTCAGCACTAAACTTATAATTAGTGGGGTCATTTCCCACAAGTTGTTTTACATCTTCAACACCATAATCTTCAATATCTGTAATAGTCCTAGAGACATCAATCCCATTGATTTCTAACTGTTCACCTTTCTGGAACTGTCCGTTTGTTTGATATAAAACTAACTGTGTAGAATTATTTGAGGCTTCGTAAGCATATCCTGTTGCACCACTATTTTTACCTTCAACAAAGGATGGAACAGTTACGCTAGTTCCAGTGTTTAGTTGGAGGTATGTGAATGTTTGAATATCATAAAGAGATGATTCAAAAACTGTTGCTGAATCTGCATATCCAACATTCTTTACTTTGATATCATATAATCTAGCGACACCAATCTGTTCACCATTACCTTCACCAACAGTTACAGTTCTTTTGTTGAAAAGATTTACATATGAGTCTGTTCCTATTCCAATAGGGGGTGAACCACTAACATGATTGAGTTCTATTTGTCTTCCAAGACTGAATGGTATCGACTCATTGAATATTCTCTCAGTAGTTCTTGGTTTCTCTACGTCTACAGATGTAGTACTGATTGTTTCTACTTCATACCCTTTCACATAAGCCTTTCCTGGCCCTATGTTCAAAGTCATCAAATCATCTGTAGGAACATTACCCTGTTGAGTTAATTGATTTGAGTAGAAGGCACCATCATTACCAACTCTATTATTCAAACATTCTTTAGTAGAGACACTGAATGGATTTACATAGTAGTGTCCTGATTCATCGAATGTTCTCTTCGCTAGTTCATCACGGATTAAATTATAGTTTGATTCTTTAACAAATTTTTGTAATTGACCATTATCAATTCTCATCAATTCTACAAAGTTTTCATCATTCAAATCTGTAAGAGATTTTTTGATAAGTGTTGTAGATAATTTGAATCTATCAGCACCAGGCGCTGCAAAGTTTGAGAATCCTCTCGCATTATCATATAGATCGTTGTCAGATGCAGAAGCGGTAACTAACTCTTCTTTTACTAACAAACCAACTCTGTATGATGGTGAGTTACTATACTGATCCAGAATAACTGTAGAGTCAGCAACGGTGACAAAAAATCCTCTGATAAAGTAAACACCCTGAGCAATTTTTGCAGCTGCACCAGTGGCTGTTGAATTGGATATAATCGTTGTTGCAAAACTAGCTCCTGATCTAATACTAGAAAGGGAGTAGTTTAGATCTTCTTCTAAAAGTAAATTTTCACCGTCTGCAAAAATGACTCTGGAGAAATCGGTATCACTAGAACTCTGATATTTGATGTATAAAGTATATGCACCTTTAGATGATTCTCTGTTTGTAATATAATTTTCTACTTTAGCGGTAACACCACTAGTTTCACCTTTAATTTTTTTTCCTACTAAGTTTTGTAGGTAGAGAGATACAGGAATACCTAAGTGGGTATCATCAATTTGTACAGCGGTATAGTCTGAATCATATGCAATCTGGCCAGGGATTACAACAGAACCTTCTTTAAAGAAATGCTTACCAAACTTTTCAATCTGATTCTGTAGAATAGATTGAAGTGTTGTAAGTTCTCTAGACTGTACAGGTAAGCCTGGTTTGAATAGTACCCTTTGATAATTTTTTAGTTCTTCAAAATCATCAAAGTATGGAGATGAATTTAAGTTGGTATTCTGTGGCATTTGCTTTTAAAACTCCAGCACTATTTTGATGTCTTCTTTTTGACTTGCGGATCTAGGAATCGCAGCCCTGTTATCAATATAGATTATTTCACCTGACTTAGTATTGAATTCTGCTGATGATATGCCAGAACTAAAACTCATACCAAGTTGATATGTCTTATTATTTATTGAGGTACTGACACCGTTATAGGAAGTATCAATAGACAACATTGAACCCACTACAGAAGAACCAATAATAGTAACTCCATAACCAGCATCAGGATTAGAGGTAAATGGGATTATCTTATAACCAGTAGCACTTGATGCTGCACCAGCTGGTTGATAATATTTCAATACCCCAGTAATCTTATCCCAAGATGCCACATATCCAATCGCAGTAGATCCTAAACCAACTGTCTGTGTGATCTGAGAGTCAACAGCGTAAGTCGTTGCTGTTGTTACACCAGCAAGTTTAATTGCTTTTAGACCACTCACCATTGCAGTGTCTAGTAATTCTGTACTACTGCCAAATACAGTGGGATTTTTTATAAGTCCAACCCTAGCGAAGTCATTACCTTCGATGATATCAGGGTTAGTTTCTATTGTCTCAAATCTTGAATATAATAACGCTCTGTATGCTCCTAATTCTCTGTAAACATCATATCCATGTCCTCCCTTCGGTGGAATTATGACACTGAAACCAGCGATAGATGTCGTTCCTATTCCTGTGTTGGTAAGGTTAGCAAGAACACCGCCAGACTCAGAGCCAGGAGCGCCTGGAAAGAATTGTATAGATCCGTGGGTGTATCCTTCTCCTCCGTCTGTAACAAATACTTCAGATACCTTTCCGAAAGAATCAATCGTAATTGTAGCCTTTCCTCCTGATCCATCTCCGAGAATCGGAACATTGGCAAAAGATGTACTGATCGGTTGATAGTTAGAGCCTCGATCATTGACAACAATAACTTCGATCTTTCCATCTATAGCGTTAGCCTGTGTTGCAATAGTCTCGCCCTCAGTCCCCCAGTTTTCGGGCACTGGTATGTATTCAATAGAGTCAAATTTAACGATTTCGGATGGCTTAATCGTGTAAAGGTATTTCCAAACATAACCATCGCCACTAGTGCCAGCTGCCCTTGGTTCAAGGTCAACAAATGTGGGTTGGTCATATGAAGGCCTTCCCTTTGGGTTCTCTGGGTCTGATCCATTTTGTAGACAAACGTAAACTTTCAAGTCTTCATTCACTATGTAGTAATTTGCCTCGTATAAACTACCTTGTGAAGTGATTGGTGTGAGATTGTAAATATTATAGTCGTGTCTGTACATCTCATAGGTTGTTCCAGCAACCCACTTTACCTTCCTGACAAGTCTACGGACATCCTTGTCAGTCACTTTCTTCATAGCGATTATAGATTCTTTGATAGAATACTCTTCTTCAAATCCATCTAAAGGAGCTGGAGTATTTGTGGCCCATGTGGCAGTACCGCCTGCCGCTGGTTCAATGGAATTTGGTAATCCCATGAAAGCATAATATTTGTTTACAGTAGATCCGACTCCGACAAAACTCTTCACAAAAGTCTCGGCATTTAGAATTCTAAACTGTTCGGATATAATAGCAGGCATTTTAAAAAAACGTTTTTTTCTTTTATTTAGTGGTTAAGTTAATGGTTTCTTTCTGGAAACTACAGAAGCAGTAGATAATCCAGTATTACCGTTCATGTTATTGACAAAAAATTCTTCGGGATTTCCAGAACCACGATTCTGATATCCAAAGATTTTACCCCAACTGTATTTACCCCAGAAGGTATCTGTATTAGCTGTTACAGCAAGACCAACTTGGATTACGTTGTTACCATATGATATAGGGCCAGGCAAGAACGCACACGTTACAGTGGCAAGTCCAGAGACTGCATCGCCAGGAGTGATTGTTTCTACTCTGAATACACCTCCTAAGTAGTCACCCTCAGTCACCATTCCAACTGCTACATTTGAACCACTAGAAGTTGTGATACCAGTGAGTGCATGGCCAACAACAAGAGGACTATCATAGATGGTGAAGAAGTCGCCTTTTTCTAATCCAGTGAAGTTGACTCCGAGTTGATTAAGTGAGGAGTATCCATATCCTAAGTTAGTGTTATCATTGAATTGAGATTTCAATGTGAACGCTAATCTAGGTAACACATTGGCAGTGCCTGGCAACCATGTATTTATTCCTACAATATCACCAAAGTCACCTACTGCGTTTATTGAGAATATATCTTCTTTTCTAGTCTTGTCAGTTTGAACAATAACTGGAGGTGAACTACCAACATCATAACCAAATCCACCATCTGTAACTACTACAGATGTTATTACACCAGCAGTTACGGATGCAGTTGCAGCCGCTCTGTTAAGAACTGGATCAGCGTAGAATTGAGTTGTTCCACTACCTACAGCAAGGATTCTTGTGCTATTGAAATTGCCGTATGGTGTATTAGCAATATCACGAATTTCATTTGGATGTGTTATATCTCTCTTATTCCAGTTTGCTAGATCAAATGAGTAGTAAACATCTCCTACTGTACTAATACCGATGTAGAAGTTGTTGAAATATTTGATTTTAGCGAAGTCAAATGTCGCAGGGTGTTGTGTACCAGCTGGTAACTGTTGACTGTAAGGTTGCCAGAAGTTCTTGTTTGTAGAAAGACCAATAGTTCCGTTGTTACCAACAAAGATAAATTTACTACCATCGTAAATGATATCATTAATATCTTGAACAGTGTTACTTACCTTATCTGACCAAATTATACCATCATTAGAAGCAATGACAGCACCACCATTACCAACTGCAATGAATTCTGCTTGTCCGTACGCAATGGAGTTCAATGTTTCTAGAGTTCCAGAGTATTGACTAAATGCCTCTGCTGTTGTCATACCAACCGCAGTAAAGATAGATCCAGCAGCACCAACTGCAACCCATGTATCTCTAGATCTTTCCCAGATAACATCCTTGAAACTACCAGTATATGTGCTGTCAAATGTATTAGTTACGTTTATTGCAGGGATTACTCTCTTCTCTTTTAAATCGATAGGAGTCCAAGCAGACATACTATTACCAATCGAAACTGCTCTCGCCATTGCAGCACCATCTCCAACAGCCATGACGTAATTAGTGTTGGTATTACCTTGTGAGTATCCCATACCCACACCATTGAACTGAACTGTATTACCAAATCCAATCTGTCCTCTTTCCCAGAATGTGCCACTCTTAGTGTTCATGTAGTAACTACTTGATCCAACAGCGACATATGGTTCTGACTGTGTGATTGCCTTAAAGTTTACAGCTTGAATAATACCACTAATACCATCAAACTTCCAATCAGAAATAGGATCTTTACGATTAATTTTAGAATTAGATATTGAGACTTCTGGATTTGTAAGTGAATATCCTGTTCCACCATAACTTATAGTAAGAGATGATATACTTGAGGATGTAGAAACAATAGATGTTATAACGCCTGGGATAATTTCATTATCATCAAATATTTGAATAGTGTTTTCTGACTGTAAAAGTTTATCAATAGCGTTGAATAATGGATAAACATTATTAACATAAATGGTGTCATCAGTCTTACCAACATTTTTGATTAGTCTAGTTGTAGGTAGAACCTTACTACTCAAACTAGGTCTTGCTTTAGATACTAACACACCAGAAAGAATCTGATCACCTCTTTGTTTCTCCCATGAGAGTGGTCTCTCAGCGTCTTGTGCAGTATTGATTCCAATACTGTTGTATGTAAATGTTTCTAAAAGATCAGAAGCAACGATTCTCTTACTTGTTCTCTCAAACTGATCTATGTCTGTTACATCAAATCTATTTTCTTTAATTTGAACAGTATCGCCAGGTTTCAATGATGAGATTGGTTCAACAGTCTCAACATCTCTCTTAGATCCCCTAAAGTAGAATACAGAACACTTAGAATTTGGTTTTGGTGCCTCAGTAAAGATAACTCTACTACCCTTGTATATGTAAGAGGTTTGTGGTGTTTGTAAAATATCATTGATGTAGATAAAGATATTATTTGTAATATCCATATCACTACCAGGCAATGTCTTAAGACTTAAGATCTCTGTAGAACCGCTAGTTGTTACCGATAAAGTAAACTTCTTACGAGTTCCGTTGAAAAATGGTGAAATGTCATCAAATAAAATAAACTGGCCAGGATAGAATCCAGAGAAACTATCATTTTCTAATTCTTCAACTGTTAATTGGAATTCTGTTAATACACCGACTCTTGGGTCTGTAGCGATACCAGAAACTGTTAACTTATCACCAACTTTGAACGCTGATCCTTCTTCAAGGACATTAAACTCTGCAATGTTGCCATCAACGTTGATACGGAAATCAACCTTAGAATTTGTTCCAATACCTGAATTACCTGAAGCGTATACTAATTTTTCATTGAAATATTTGTCTGGTTCTGTAACATCAACAAATACAGGTTTAGTAACTTCACCACCTCTCTTATACAATGCTTTTTGTGTTGTTAATCCAGCGTTAACTCTAAAGGTTGCAGCATCTAGTTTTTCAATTACATCAAACCCAGAGAATCCTTGTTCTATAGATGATGCAATCCTCTTTCCTTTTTGCGATAATCCAGCTCTTGCATAGTTGTGATCTACAGTTGAAATACCAACATTAACAACATATGTTTTATTGTCTATAATCTTATCTACAAATGTACCACCAGCTGCGAAGTCAGTTCCACTAGGAGAGTTGTTATTAAGTCTAGGTGCAAGTATGACACCTTGAATTTTACCACCACCATTGTAGAAACTAGGTGTAGTAGATGGGCCCACCTGTGTTTCAATGACATTGTTATTGATGACTCTAGTAATTATTGAACCATTGTAATAAGGATCTCCTCCTTTTGGATAGAATTGTTTTGTAGTATAGTTATCCTGTGAGCATGAGAATAAAATTCCCTCAGTCCTTAATTTTACATTTCTACCAATACCAGCAGCAGTAGTAATACCATGAACAACTGGTAAGTAAGCTGTCATGATACCTATAGACTCATGGTAATCTGCATGGTTAATATTGTATGCGACTCTAGTAGAAACACCAACATTTAGAGTTACATTGTTAGATGTAACAGAAGTTGGATACAATGCAGTGTTATGTGCAGGGTCTGTAGGTCTAGGATATGGATGTTCTGTCGCATATTGATCCATTGCACAAGAGTAAACCAATCCACCTGTCGCTAAACCAACTGATGTTACAGTTGATAACCCATGTGATGAGTCAGTGGTTATTGTTGCCAATCCACTATTTGCATCATAGGTAGCATTAGTTACGTTGAACTTGACTCTAGATGTGATACCAACATTGATTGTGAATGTATCCAAGGTAGAGGTGACAACACCAACTTCTACATTGTGTATTGGGTCAGTGCTTCTAGGATATGTGTGATCTGTTGCATATCCGTCCTGAGCACATCTAAATGTGTATGAATCTGTAGCAAGACCTATGGTATCTCTAGCAATCAACAATCCGCCGAGTTTTGCGTTTTCAAATGTATGAAGATAATTACCACCACTGATAACCGCATTGTTGACAGCAGATACTAAAATATGTTCAGTCTGGTTGGATGATGTTCCTACGTCCAGAGTAATGGTGGTATCTGTAGTAGCAGTAATCTTAACAGCAGTATTGTAAGCAGGATCTGGGCCACTAAGACCTGATTTCCTTGGGTAATAGTGGAATGTCGCATGATTGTCTAAAGCGCAAGTAAATTTGAATCCATTTGTTTTTAACTTGACAGAAGTTCCTTTTTGGAGTGTATGAGATCCAATATCAATCGTCATTAATCCAGTGAAAGGATCGTATGATCCACTTGTAGGAGTATGATAAACTAGAGGAGATGTTCCTACGTTTACGCTAAACTTATCAAGATCAACAGTTGTAACTGATAACCATTTTTGATCAGATGGATCTTTTCTTCTTGGGTAACTCTTGATGGATAATCGACCATCCATCTTACATCTAAATCTTATAGAATCTCTCTCAAACTGAACTCTATTACCAGTAACCATTCCATGACCAGCAGATGTCACAGTCATAATACCAGATCCAGCATCATAAGTTGCAAATTCTACGTTTCTAGTGTAAGATCCATTGAATCCGTGAACATTAGAGAACACGGTCATGATACCTGTGCTAGCTGTATATGATGCAGTTGAAATATTGTAATTAACTATTGTTGATACGCCAACATTGATTGTTATAGTATCAGCAGATGTAGAACCGATACCAACGGATACATTACCGCCAATAGGATCATCAGGACGAGGATAGGCGTGTTCTGTTGCGTAATTATCTCTAGCACATGTGAATATTATAGACGCAGTATTAATACCAACGGTATCTCTTGCTTTCTTAAGACCACCAGTGGTTGCACTCTGGAACCAATGTGTATTTACAATAGTGGATATACCAACAAATACGGAGAATGTATTTACACCCACGTTATAGATTGGTAGCCATTTATTCAAATATGGATCGGAATATCTTGGATATGCTTTGTTAGCAGTATATCCATCTTTATCACACTTGAATGTAATTGATTCAAGATCAAACTTAACATATTCACCAGCAACAAAACCATGATTTGCAATGGTTGGTTCTAGTACACCAGTACTAGGATTATACGTTGCCGTCGAAATTGTGTGAGCCGATTCATTGATATATGAGTGTCCGACACCAACATTCATCACAAAGTCACCTGTTGCAGGGTTGTAAGTGGATGTTGAAATTGAACGCTCTTCTATTGTAGATACACCAACTCTTACTTCAAATGTATTAGCGGTAACTGAAACAATACCTAGATTTGTATTGTATGCTGGGTCTGTCTTACGAGGATAAGCATGAATAGTTGCATAATCATCTTTAGCACACTTAAATGATAATGCACCCTCCTGTATGAGAGCTCTCATTGATGGTCTTTCAACGTTGTTTGCAGTTGATGAGACATAGACATAAGGTGTGTAATCTCCACCACCAGTTATAACCGCATCAGTACCAACACCAACTAATGTATACGGATAATCACCACCAGAAATAACACCTTCAACAGCAACACCTTGATTGGGTAAGAATTGATAAACATTAGCGGAAGTTGTAGGGCCTACATTGACTGTGAATATAGTACCAGCAGCACCGATAATCTCTACTGGTTTATCGTAGTAAGGGTCAGTAGGTCTTGGATAAAAGTGATTGGTTTGGAATCCATCCTGTTCGCACTTGAACACTAAAGATCCAGGCTTAAATTTAATTGACTCACCAGCTTGGAAACCATGTAATCTATCAACAGATACAGTCATAACACCTACTGCTGGTGTATAGTCTGCATTTCTTATATTGTACTTGACAATAGTTGAAATACCAACATTTACAGTAATAGTGGTTCCAGCCGCACCTATGATTGGAACAGCAGTATTATAAGTTGGGTCTTTTGCTCTTGGATAGTATTTTGTTGCAATATAAGCATCGGCCTCACAACTAAATCCTAATGAACCATCTCTAAACTTAATACTCTGTCCCACTTCAAGATCATGGAATCCAATACTCATTGTCATCACACCTACAGAAGGTGTGTAATCCGCGCCAGAAACAGTGTAATCTAATCTAGTAGTAATACCAGCAAAGACTTCAAATGTGTTGGTAGAAACGTTACTGATGGGTAGCCAAGAATCACTTATAGGATCGGTTGATCTTGGATAGTATTTTGTTGTTGTAAATGCGTCTAATGAACACTTCCAACCTATAGACTCATCTGCAATTCTAACTTGATCACCATTTGCAAATCCATGATTAGGCATAGTCAATGTCATGATACCCACAATGGGGTTATAATTTGCAGTTGTTATTGAGTGTTGTGTAGGGCCTGTAAAATTATGACCATTATCGGTCAGTATCAAAGATCCAGTGCCAGGATCGTAGTCAGCGTTACTAACTGTTATGTTTGCTCCCGCTTCAATTACAAACACTCCATTAGGTTTAGTTTCGGAGGGTACAAATTGATGTTCGTAGTCACCACCAACCTTGATAGTTTTTGCATCAGAACTTACATAGGTATGTGCATAATCACCACCAGCAAATGTGGATGTTGCAGTAGAATTAACCCAGACATGCGGATATGGCCCACCAGTCAGTAATGCGCCTTCTTCTGCACGAAGGAATTGGTGGGGATAATCACCACCATATATTAATGCGCCAGGAAGAGCCTCTTCAAATCTATGAATATACTGATTCTTTACACGAGATATACCGACATCTACTTCAAGTGCAGTTCCAGAATAACCTACGATTGGGATAGAAGTATCGTATGCAGTTGATCTACTTCTTGGATAATAATGTTGATAAGCACCATTATCTAAAGCACATGTAAATGCAAGACCAGTTAGAATAACATCTTTACCTACTTTGTAGCCGTGAGGAGCAGCAGTAGTGACAGTTAGAACTCCAGTTATATTGTCATATGCTGCAGTTCCGATATTTAACGCAGGGTCGTAATCGCAAGTAAAAGCGATACCAGAAAGAACAACACAATCGTCCTCTGTAAGGTTGTGATCTTTTCTTGTGGTAACAGTTGCAATACCAGATGATTCGTCATATTCAACATGACCAACTTGTACAGCAGGAGCACTTGTAAATGTGACTGCAATACCAGTAGCTTGAATAAAGTCATCATTCTCTAATCCATGACCTTTGTATGGAATATATGAACCTATACCAGATCCAACATTGGCAGTGTGAATACCAGTGGTAGTCATTGCAATACCAATATTGACATTGAAGTTAAGTGTACTTACAATACCAGTAACACCAAAATACTTTTGAGTGTCGGACGGAAATATAATATCTCCAACACCTGTGCTAAATGCAATACCAGATAACTTTACAACACTTGCAGTTGTTAGTCCATGAGCAGATGCAGCAGTGATAGTTGCAACACCAGAAAGAGAATCATATTCTAGTGCGTTTATATTTTTTGAATCGCCATCTTTATCACCAATAGCGGTAATTGTAGTAATACCAGTTGGAGGGTTTTGATTGATATGTTCAATATGTTTTGGAGTGAAGAATCCAGTTCCACCCTCTACAATACTGAAGTTTGTAATGATACCTGCTTCTGCTCTGTTTACAACACCGCCACCAACATAGTTGTGTGCAAAACTTGATATACCAACGAACGCTTTGAAAGTGTTTGCAGTCGTTCCTATTATATCAAAACCTGTGACGTTTCTACCGTCCATGATTGCAGTATCAATACCAGCTTGAACAAGACCACCACTAACATATGTTAATGGTTGTGTCCCTACACCAGCCATGACTGTTACTATTTCAGTAGTAGCAATACTTACAATGGGATATCCATCTTCTCTGAATAAGAAAGTAGATATACCTTCTGTGACTTGTACTTCTTTTACAAGTAAGTTTTTACTCTGATTACCAGCTGTACCAATATAATGTCCACCATAAACTTGAATCGTTGCAATACCTGTAATATAATCATAACCAAACGAACCAATATTTCTCGCTGCTGTTACTGGCGCAAATGTAAATCCAGCACCTGTAATTCTTACCCTATCATCAATTTCAAATCCATGAGCACTACCAGTTGTAAATGTAGCAATACCAGCAATATGATTATAGATTGCAGTGCTAATTGCAACACTAGTTGTTGACGATTGACCCAAGAGAGCAGTAATACTAGCACCATACCCTTGAGATGATCTTATACTAATTTCTGGGACTGTTCTGTAACCCTGGCCTTTACCTTCTATCTGAATATGTTCTAGACTACCTGTAGAACCAACACCTACCCTTACAGTCGCTTTTTGTGGGATATAGTATCCAGCACCAGTCTGTAATCCTACTTTACTAATTCTTCCCGCTCTTGGAACTCCACTTAAGAAGTTAAGTTTATTTTCTGCATTGTCTACTACCTCAAAGTCCAATCCTGGCGTCTGAACAACATTATTGATCAATATGAAAGGATTATTGTTTATATCAACACCTGTGTTTACACTATTGTAGAGTGATGTAACAATACCACTATTTTCAGACAGTGAAAACTGTGTTCCAGAGATACCAGTAAATTCTAATGAAATATCGTCTAATATTACATTTTTATCTTTAGGGTCAAATGAATCTAATTTTCTAGAGAATAATCTACCAGAAAATGAAGAGTTAGTCTGTAATCCTTGAGGGCCTGTTTTGCCGTAGGGTGCATCAGAAAAGAATATATTATCATCTACAATATTGTAATCACCAGCAAATACTGAATATGCAAGACCAGCAGAAGCGTGACTTGTAGCTATTGATCCAAATGCACCTCTTTCTACAACAACACCTGACTGTTCTGTTTGGTTGAATATAGGAAAATATCCAGCACCAGTTTTAAATATAACAATTTCTGATACTGTTCCAACACCAGATATTTTAGGGTAAAAGACTCCTTCTACACTAGGAGTAGCTGTACCCTCTATTACAATCTTAGGTGGATCTGTTTGTGCATAGCCTGTTCCTCCATCTAAAACCTCTATATTAACTACTCCATAAACAGAGTTAAAAGTTGGTTTTAGTAGAACTCCTTGTCCAGGCGTAGTTCTTGGCATTTACTCTACTTCCTCAACTAATGTTAATAGAACTTGAACAATAAACTCTGGTAACACCAGTGCCGTCTCTTATGATACTGAACGTTAAGATATCATCATTTGCCGTTGATGGTGGTGGATTACCTCCAACCCATTTTATTCCTGTTGCAATAGTAGCTCCATTTACAGTGCATGGATCACCGTAAGTATATCCAACTCCAGCGTTGATAATAAGTGTTGCTGTGGTTGCTTTACTATTTTCACCACTTACGTTAGTAAACGCCCATGAAGTTATTGTTGTTGTTGCAACTCCAACAACTACAGATCCTTGTGAAACATCAATAGTAAATGTGCCGCCTGCACTCACTTGCATAACGTCACTATAATTTCCTACAACTTTTTCTGTAATATCAGAATTAAAGTTGACTTGATCCATTAAAGTACTTGCACCACCTACTAGAACGTCACCTTGTACGTCTAATCTACATGTTGGAGCAGTAGAACCAATTCCAGTATACGCTTCGTTGGTAACTACAAATGACTTGTTATCTGATATTGCAGCGTCAGATACTCGCAATCCATATCCATTTCCTTTTGCAACTGCCCAAATAGTTGGTTTTTCATTTGAGAATGATGCGACTTCTAGTTGAGATGTGGGTAAAGATGTTCCGATGCCCACCATACCATCAGCTTTGATTCTGAACATGGTTGCTGCAAAACCAACTTCAACAGGGCCATCTGTAATAGCACCAGGCTGTTGAATTGTTATCTTACCAACGTCTGCATAACTTGAAGTAACAACACCAGATGTATTGATATCAATGTTATCTGTAACGCTCGATGCCATACCAGCAAGAACAGATGTTGATGCAATACCAGCGTTTGTTGAGTAACCAGCTGTAGTGGCAAAGGAAACAAAACTTACAAGATTAGTGCCATCTCCGAAAGTATCATATATCTCGTTGAAATTATTATTAATCTTTATAGTTCCTGCCAACAGGGTATCACCTGTGCCGTCATTCGGAGCAGAACCAGTACTAATCCCTTGTTTAGACATTACTTAAAAACGTTTTTTCTTTATTTATAGTTAATATGGAGGGTTATCATCCATAGTAGCAGTTGTTGTATCTACATTCAATACATTTGAGTTAGCTCTCTTTGTATCATAGTAGAAATTATTATCAACAACTTTGTTTGCGACAGCTTGTTTTGCTTGTGCAAATGTCGCCTCTCCTATCTGTTTTACCTTAATAAATTCATCATCAACCTTGATGATATCACCTTTTGATAGTGAACCAATACCAGCACCAACTGTGATGTTTTCACCACTTGCACTAATAGCATCTGCTACTTCTACAGTTAAGAGTTTATTTGTAATAGGTGTTTGTATAATATTGTCAATCAAGATCAATGCTTGTTTGTTTGGATCTTGAACTTTGAGAAGATGTGTGCCAGTTCCTAATCCAGTAAACTCAAATGGTAATGATGTTGATAGACCAGAAACTCTAAAGTTTACATCATCAACCTTCTGAACAAATAATTCATTAGGCATGATGTTTGTTCCACATTCTACAGGAGTCAATTCTATGTTGTTAGTTGGAGTCGCACCACCAATATATGTTCCAGCAATCGTTATGACATTGGTTGAAGCGTATCCAGTTCCACCAGTCACAACACCAACATTAGAAATATCTAAATTAGAATCTCTAGTAATATTAAATATCGCACCAGAACCAGATCCATTATTTGTAGATGGAACATTAGTGTATGTTGTTTGTATACCGACTCTAGAACCTGTTGTTTTGGTAACAGGGAACAACAAGTTATTAGCTGGTGTTGCACCACCAAGATATGTACCAGCAATACCTACAGTATCACCAACAATATAACCTTCACCACCACTAATTAGAACAACAGCAGTGGATATACATTGTCCAGTTCCTTGATCAAAGTCAAACTTAACTTGGAATCTAGCACCAGATCCAGTTGTGGTGAAGCCAGGCAAACCACCATCAGCACTACCAAATCCATACAATCTAAACACTGCGCCTGGAGGATTTTGTGTAACAGCAGTTCCTGTGACAGGGCCTGGAATTTGAACATTATATCCATTCTCAAATAGAGAACTACCACCTACTCCAGAAGTTACCGCAGCCATCACAATGTCCTTAGTTCCTGTTGTGTATGATGTAATTGCAATACCAATTTTAGATCCACCTTGAGTGTCAAGATTTACCACTTGTCCAGTTTGGAAATCATGATTTTGAATGCTAATAATATTCAGTGGAAGGTTCACATCTGTACTTGATGCTGCATTATATGATTTTTTAAATGCTGGATTACCATTAGTTTTTAATTGGAACTGTCTACTTCCAACTAACGTACCAGTCCTATCATGTTCTCCAGTAAATCCACTTGAAATGTCATCTATGTTCAAGACCTTGTTAGTCTTGTTCATGATGAAGCTCTTAATTGGTCTACCTTCTGGGAAGAAGATTCTTTGTACAGAACCATCATCTAATGCATCATCTTCCGTAACCATAGCAAAATTATCTCTCTTACCCATATACATCTCGTTATCAATGTTCAAGATAAGGTCAACTGTGGTATCAACTGCTTGTACTCTCATGTTATTGGATTTGGCAATTCCAACAGATACTAAGTCTAATGTGTTAGC